CCTACTACATTATCACCCGAACCGCTTACCTTTTCAAAGGAACCGGATCTCGTTCTTGGTGATATCCTATCACTAAGGAGTTTTTATGAGCGATAAAGTCATAACTGTTATTGTCCCTGCTGACCGATTAGTAGTTCTTTGGGATGGCACTGTAGTAGACCGTTGGTCTATTGCAGCGATTCTCTTAAAACTTATATTCGTTGTTAGCGTGAGCTTAACGGCTATTGTAGGATTACACAGGATGTATGATGAGGATTTGACAGGTCCTCCTAGCGCTTTTTCAAGCGATCTACCTGTTAGTGTGCCCGGACTTCGTGTCTCGGGCGGGGCCGAACTAGAGCTGCCCCAGAATCGTTTCCTTCTTGGGAGACAACCGTGACTGTCGGTACTACCGGACGTCTCGGCGAATGGCCTTATTCTTATAAGACCTGGAGCGGAGAAGACGGAAAGTACGAAGTTGTTAACGGTGTTCAGCGTGAGAAGTGGAATCCTTACGCGTTGAGTATCGACATCACTGAGGCGATCAAGGACAATTATGGTCTATATGTTGTAGATCATTATGAATCCGAGAGTCCGATCTCTTTTGATAATAACGACACCCTTAAGTTGTATGCGAAACTCGCTGCTAAGGTCAAAGACCATGATTTTCATCTTGGCAAGGCCGTGGCAGAGGGCAACCATACTATTAAGCTGGTAAGGGAAACCTTTAAAACGATAGTAGGAGCATTAGTCGATTTGAAGCGAGGTGATTTCGCCTACGCTGCTCGTCGTCTTAATGTGAAGAACGTAACCACCCGAAGACCTAATTATGATCTCTCGGGGCGTTGGTTGGAACTTCAATATGGCTGGCTTCCTTTATTACATGATGTCTTCGCTGCTATGGATGCCTTTGATAGGCTAAATAACCGCAGGATATCTCGTGTAATAACGGCCGGCACGTTTAGGTCGCAAAATGTGTCAGTTCCCCCCTCAGGTAGTTATTCCTGGGAATGGTCGTATCAAACCACGCTTAAACAGCGTATTTGGTACGATTGGTTTGTGGACGAAGATTTTTCGGCGCCCGTATCTCTAGGTCTTGAAGACCCTGCAGGTATAGTATGGGAGGTTCTCCCTTACTCGTTCGTTGTGGATTGGTTTTTGCCAATCTCAGCTTACTTGGACGCGCTTAACACATTACCGAGGCTTAAAGGACGTTGGATGATTACTCGTGTTAAAACGGTAACCGGTAAATCTGGCGTTGTGACTCCGCAAACCTGGATGAACTTTTATTCAGGCTGCAAGTCTACGCGCAAACAGATCACCGTCCAACGTACGGTAGGGACAGGCTTTCGAGCCTTAGATATACCCTTACCGAACCTCAAACCCTTGGGTGCTGCGCTTTCTCCGTTGCATTTAACTAATGCGGCGGCTCTCGCGCACCAACTGTTTCTCCGAAACCGGGCGGCTAGTCTTCGTGAAGAGCGCGAGCTCCTAGCGATGATTAAACCGTTCTATTCCTCAGCACACTTGACCCGAAAAGGGTTTTTGGGTGATCTGGGGTTTATTCGTCCGAAGCGGTAATTACTTTTAACTAAATGGGTTCTGGCCCCCTTGACCAGCTAATTTTAAAAGGTGACTATAATGTCCACAATGACCAATATATTGGTAAAAGACGACGCCGGAACTCCTAAAGAGTTCACTCTCATTCCTGTTAGTGATACGCCTATTCCTTTTTGGCGTACCAACGAAGCTTCTGTCCCTTTGGACGGTCAGGTTCGTCTATACACTAGTATAGATAAGCAGAAGAATGGTAGTTATAAAATTACGGTGAAGCTGGAAGTACCCACTATGGAGACTTTAGGCGCGTCGGGCACCAGCTCAGGTTATGTTGCACCGCCCAAAGTGGCGTACGTTACTCCGCTCATCATCACGATGTTTGCGGATAAACGTTCGACCGCTGCGGACCGGATGAACACCCTGCGCATGGGGATTGGTATCGTACAAGGGGCCACCTCCACAACTGCTACTGGCACTTTAGCCAATACAGCTGCTGGTGGTGGCTGGACCGCGAGCACTGCTCCGATCCCTACCTTGTTTAACGGTCTTATCCTGCCTAACTAACCCTGTAACGGGTTAGTCTTGAAGGCCCGCGTGGTATCCCGCGCGGTTATTAACTCTCTTATTGGAGAATCAAATGCCTTACTTACAAGAACGCGATCTAAAACAGTCTTTATTAGTTGTGGACGCGCTATCCAGGAAGTGCCTTGAACTTGGTGGCCCCCTCACTCGGCAAATGTATAATTTGTTTCGTGACGGCCTCTACCGTGAGTTAATTAATTTTGAGATTGATTACTCATGGAAGTTTACGTCGGATGACTTTCTTTATGCACGCCAGATTCAGGCTTTCCTGCAAAAGCAGGACTTCCTCGAACTTGGTTATGATAAGAAAGGTTCCGCGCTAACCACGTTTCGTGCAGCCGAAGAGCAATGTCGGGAGACGAATATCCGTCTAGAATCTAACGTCCCGGAATGGGACGTTGGCAGTGTATTGTATACTGCTCAACGTAAAATCGTAAAAATTCTTGGCGATGTTCCGTCGCTCGACTCTTTAGATTACTCTTTCGGTCCTGGAGCAACAACCAGCACTAAATCGCCGGTGGCTTGCCTAAAGGTAAAGCTCTCCAGCAGACTTGATTGTAGTATAAACTTAATTCCTCGTGTGGGTCTCCTCTTAGAAGAGTTGGCCGGTTTGACTTATTCGCACGCTGTGGCCGAAACGGATGAAACTGTTTCAGTTCCAGTGTCGATAGTCCCCGGGAAGTTAGCGTTTGTGCCAAAAACCTGCAAAACAGACCGCACGATCGTGGTCGAACCTAGTCTCAATGGTTTAATCCAAAAAGGCATAGGTTCTTTCATGAAAAAGCGGTTGAAGCTTGCGGGGGTTGACTTGCGTGATCAGACCCGAAATCAGAATTTGGCGCGGAAGGGGAGTGTCGATGGTACTCTTTGTACCATCGATCTTTCCTCTGCGTCCGATACTGTGTCTCGAGAGATCGTTTGGAGTTTACTACCCTATGACTGGGCTTGTCTTTTAGATGAGTGTCGGTCTCCTGTGGTGACTTATAACGCTTCAGCCAAGGTAAAGATTGATTTTCTATTAGAGAAGTTCTCAAGTATGGGCAATGCCTACACTTTTGAACTTGAATCTCTAATCTTCTTTGCCTTGACAGCTGCGACTTGCGATTTCCTTCACGTAAGTACAGAGGATGTTAGCGTTTATGGGGATGATATTATCTGCCCTGTAGAAGCATACGACCTATTGGAAAAGGTTCTAACTTATTGTGGCTTCACGCTTAATGCGAAAAAGTCATTTAAGGAGGGGCCCTTCCGCGAGTCGTGTGGTGCTGATTTCTTCAATGGTATTGATATACGCCCGTTTTATCTCAAGACTTTGATAAGCGATCGCGTATTGTTTAGCATGCATAACTGGTTCGTGCGGCATTGTGAGTTTGAACTCGCGAATGTCGCTAAATCATTTATTAACCCTGACATTATCATAACTGGCCCAGACGGGTACGGCGATGGTCACCTTATTGGTGGCTTTGAGCTTTACCTTATGAACCGGAAACTGAAGAGGTCGGGTGCATGTGGAACAACCTTTGATACTTATGTCCTAGTTCCCAAGCGCCTTAAGGGGCGTCCATGGAATTATAAGACTGTCCCTGCATACGTTGCGGGTCGAATACCCGATGATCCTCTTCGTTATTTGGAAGAGGCCGTCGAGTTCGATCCCGATGTTGTGCGAGGCAGTGTTGGATATAAAAAGGCGTCAATCTACACTCATGCAGTCAGTATATTTTCTGGCTACTCAGCTTACTTACAGAGTGAGTTAGAAACTCAAAGTAGGTTGTTATCAGTTGGGGACTAAGGCCTTGCATCTTGCGTAAGCCGAATCCCCCGACAACTGTCTCTCTGAGACGGCCGCCCCCCTGAAATGGGGGGCGGGCGGTAGGG